TTATAGAATATGCAGAAAAGCAAGCACCTGATGAAGCTTGTGGATTAGTTGCGATTGTTGAAGGTAAAGAAATATTTTGGCCTTGTAAAAATATTGCTGAAGATCAATTTGAATTTTTTGCATTAGACCCAGAAGATTGGGCAGAGTGTGAAGATAAAGGTGGTGAAATACTTGGAGTTGTGCACAGTCACCCTACAGGCTCATCTCAACCCTCTGATGGTGATAAAGCATCTTGTGAATATGTTGGTTATCCATATTACATATACAGTATTGAGCATAAAAGTTGGAATACTGTTAAGCCTTCGGGTTGGAAAGCACCCTCACTGATTGGTCGAAGATGGGTGTGGGGCCAACAAGATTGCTGGACTGTTATTTGTGATTGGTTTAAAGAAACTAAAAATGTTGAAATACCATATTGGCATAGACCAAAAAGTATAAAATCATTTCTTAATAGTCCTGAGTTTCAATATGCTTTGCCTAAACTAAAATTTGAAAAACAAGAAACTACTGACAATATAAAAGAAGGTGATGTTTTACTCATGATTGGGCCAAGAGAAAAACTTAGTCATGTTGCTCTATATATTGGCGATCAATTAATTTTGCACCACGAAGCAAACAAATTAAGTTGTAGAGAATTATATGATTTAGGCTATATTAAAGCAACAAAAGAGGTTTATAGATATGCAGCTTAAAAGAATTAAAGTTTACGGAAAATTAAAACAATTTCTTGGAAAGTCAACTTTTGAAGCTGCTGTTAAAACACCACAACAGGCGGTTAATTTTTTAAGAGCTAATTTTGTCGGTGTTGATAAACACATGAATGAACAATTATATAAAATAAAAATTGGCGGTAACTCTGTTAACGGTGATTTATTAAATATAAGTGCCAGTGGTGATATTCAAATTATTCCTGTTGCTATCGGAGCTAAACGAGCAGTAAAATTCGTAACTAATACTCTCAGTAGTGCTGCTAGTGCTGTTTCTAGTGTTGCTAGTTCTGCTGTGAATTTTGTTGCTGATAATGCTTTATCTCTTGGAGTAACGCTTGCGACAGGTGGAGTAGGCGGAGTCTTATCAAGTCTTGGAACATCTTTAATAATAGATGGGGTAAGTTCATTATTAGGATTAGGTGGAGGCTCATCTGTTTCTGGTGCATCTTCTGTTGGAGATACAGACCCAGCAATGCGTGGATCATATAATTTTAATGGCATCCAAAATATAAGTTCTAGTGGTGTTCCGATCCCTATTTTATATGGTCTTGTCTTTTCTGGATCTATTATTGTTAGTTCTTCTGTAGACACTGCCCAGATAGTTAAGGAGATTTCTTAGATGCCAGAACTAATTG